TTTCTTAAGTTTAGATTCTCCTGCAAGGGCAGGTATAGAAACTAATGATAAACCAATTAACCCAAGCAGTAATTTTTTCATGATGTGTAATACGCCTGATAGTATTTAACCAACCCAAAAGTATTCATATTTCCTTGTGACACCCAGTCGTGAGCACACTCATAGATTGATTGATTTGAGTATACTGGTTCCCCATTCTCTTGCAACTTATTACCAAACCTTGTTAGCAATAGGTTAAGTGCTTGCTCACGAAGTTTCATTCGTTCGTCAGAATAACGCCAGTCTTCATTCATTTAAACTGCCCCATACCAGTACCAGAGTTCCAAGCACCAGGACCAGACTGAAAGTTTTCAGAACCTCCAACACTCTCCTGCCAAGACCCAAAAAACTTAGAGGCACGAGCATACATCTGTTGATGAATATCTTCTGGTTCTTTCTTAGGTTGTGCTGCCTCAACAAACTTTTGCTCTTCAATCTTTTGAGCAACGTGCTTTTCGTAGACAATAACCTTTTCACTTTTTACAGGTTTAGAGAACCAAGAGTCAAAAGGAGTGCTCACAGGGGCAGGAACACCAACATAGTTTTCTTTAGGTTTCTCAACTTTTTTAGGTTTCTCCTCAATGAGAAATTCACTGCGGGGAATGAATACCTTTTTGATACTCTTGATTACTTTTTTGATCATGACCAGACAAGTTTCTTAGTATAGTTATAAGCGTATTGCTCACGATAACCTTTGATGCCCCAACCCAACCAATAATAGGCTCCAACCATATACTGATGTACAGGTTGTCCGTGTCCCTCAAATTCAGGAAGAACTTTTTGGAACTGGGACTCGTTTATCATATAACGAGTCTGCCCCTCAATACTGCTAGGATTGCAACCAAATTTCTTACAGAAGGCTCCTAAACCAGCATATCTCTTGTATGTTGTCCACTGAATGAGTCCATACCCACCGCTAAGACAACGCTCATAAGGAACTCGTGCGCCACCCTCACAGATGTTGGGATAGAAGTTACTCTCCGACTTAATGTTGCCCATAATTGTAGCAAGGGCATTGCGGTCAGAGATTTTTGTTTTCTCTTGGAGTTGCTGGAGAACATACTTCTCATTGTCGTTACAACCAGGGCACTTCCAAGACTTTTCTACAACTTCAAGTTCTACAACACCATCTTCAATCTCTGGTAAAGGATTTAGCTCACTGATAGATGGATAAGCACAAGCGGCACTGGTTGTAGCAAGAATTGTAGCAATAACTTTTTTAAGCATTAAATCGTTTGAACTCGGCATCCGCTTAGAGAGAAACTCTCTGTCGGCTCAAGTTTATGTAGTGTAGCACTAATACCCTACGGTGTCAAACCTGTCAGGGAGTGCTGACCCAAACTCTGGAAAATAAGTTCTGAAGAGTTGACTTGCTTCTATGTGCTTACCGTCATCAGTCAACTTCTTACATTCTTCTAAGATACGTTTCTTAAAACTTTGTGATGCTCCGTTAGTCATCTGCGTCTCCGATAAACTCTAGTGAAAATACATCGTGTTCCTCAATATTAGGGTCTAACCACTCAGAAAATTCACATTGGATTGAATACGCATCGTCTAGATTTGTTTCACAGAGAATATGTATACGATCTACTGCCCAGTCATGTGTCTGTACAAGCGTGTTTTCCAAAGTTTCCATAATCTTTTCGCATGTAGCGCCCTAGGATGTTGCTATTGTAGTATGCAGGGCTTCCATCGTCAAGTGCCTCAGATAAGACATTATTTAAGAATAACTGCTTTGTTTCCTCAAAGTTACAGTTACCTTTTGTATCGTGAAGACTTAGAATTTCTCTACTGAAGGTCTCCTTACCGTACTTCTTTAGGTCTTCTTTTAATTCTGGGCAAGAACCGTAATACTTCTTCCAATCCGATTCTTGTTTTACTTTTCTTTTTTTACCTGGCGGTTTTCTAAACGACCAAAAATACTTTCTACCAATGTAACGTCGTGAGTTGGACTTATTGGTAATGAGATAAACAAACCCGAAGTAATCCCCAATATCGTTACTATCAAAAGGTTTGTTATCAAATGTCCATGGATTCTCATAACTTACATCATTATTTATGCCTAAGCCCATCCTATAGAATTCAATGAGCTATTATTTATCTTTAACCGGGACAAACCTAGTCTAGACAAAAAAAGGGGACTTGTCAAGCCCCCCTGAGTATTATCACTTCTTTGTTGGCGGTTTGCCCTTCACTGGTTTATGTCTACCAGGAAGTTCATCTGTACTCAACTTATACTTTGCTTCGTCCGCTCTTTGTGATTCTGGAGTTGGAAAGTAACCAGACTCAACAATGCTCTGAATATACTCAGAGTCCAATTGCATCATTACATAATGCGCTTCGTCTACGGTGTCTGCGTGCCCCTCAGAGAGGAGATAGTCTAACACTAGGTCATATGAATCAGTAAACTTCAATCTTCTTGGGTTATCTAGGAGACTACTGTAAGCACTTGGTTTAATTTTACTCTTTGCCAAATCTGCTTTAAATGCTTTTGGATCTAAGGCAGTTGATGGAGAAGGCATAGCACTTCTTAAACCACTCATCAAAGGATTATCAGTTTCTGATGTTCCTCTGATTGCTTCTCTTTCTCTTTGAGCAGCAGCTAGTCCAGGGTTTGCCTTTTCCCACTTCTCTCTTGGGGAGAGAGTCTTATCGGCATTGATAGCATCAAGTTCCTGTTGTCTTCTAGACTTTACTGGAACTGGTCTTGGTCTTGGTTTTGGTGCTGCTGCTTGAGGACCTTGAGGACCTGGTGCTGCTGCTTGAGGACCTTGAGGACCTGGTGCTGCTGCTTGAGGACCTTGAGGACCTGGTGCTGCTGCTTGAGGACCCTGAGGACCAGGTGATGCTGCTTGAGGACCTTGAGCACCAGGTGATGCACTCAAGGCACTAGGATCTAATTTATATCCCTGATACCCTTTAAAATCCTTAGCACCAGCTGGTGCTATGTATTTTGAAATCTCTGACGTTTGTGCTGGAGTTAACTGATCTACGGGAACAAAACCACCGACAAGTTGACCAGTAGTTGTATCTTTATATCTAAATCCTTTAACTCCACCTTGAGTTGCTGAAACTGGAACTAATTTTTCTTGAATGTCTACTTTTAGCAATTTTCTCATTATGATCCTCCTGGCTTGGTGTTAGGGAATAATTTTTGTATTCTCTCTCTTTCTTTTTTCGCTGCCTCAGCATCTAACTGTCCCTTTTTGGGATCCTGGGCGGTTCCTCTCTTATCCCAGTCACTCAGTTCTTGACCAGTCCTTTTGCCTAGTCTACCAATGTTTTCAACACCTTTGATACCGGTCAGTTGGTTAATAAATCTTCCAGCCTGAGTAACAATATTTGAACCTGCACCAATTGTATTTGCTAATGTTTGACCGCCAATAGTTGGTGTTGGTTGTTGACCTTGCAATTCCTGTGCAGGTCTATTTGCAGCATAATCTATAGTCGCTCCTGCGGTTCTTGCAAGTTTACCACCTAGAGTTCTTCCAACAATATGTTGCCCAGTCCAATTGGCAACGTCGCCCATACCCTTTACAAAGTCTTTAGCACCACTTAGAGATGGTGGTTTTGGTAGAGGTTGACTTGGTTTTGGTTTGAAGAATTCTCTTGCCTTTGTTAATAACTCACTACCTTTTTGTCTCCAATCAGGTTTTGGTCCCTGAGGTCCCTGAGGTCCCTGAGGACCTTGTGGAGTTCCAGAAGACCCCTGAGATGTTGAACCAGTTCCAGAAGTCTGAGCAGTCTGTTGTGGTTGTTGTGGTTGTTGTGGTTGAGCAGCCTGCTGTTGTTGTAGTCTATCTTTTGCTGCTTGTGCTCTGCGATCTCTAGACAGTCTTCTCTTACCCTTCGCCATTTGCATTACGAAGTCAGATGCTCTTTGAACTGTACCAGTTGCTGCTCTATCAATTTTATCTTTATTCATTCCATAAAGAGCAGCAGCACCACCTAAAAGTGCGGGTCCCCACATAGGATAAGTCGCTGCAGCTGCAGCGGTGCCTGTGAAAACGGCTTCATTCAAATTTTCAGTCTGATATCCATCCACATAAGATTCATATAACTCATCCCATGTGTAGGAGCTAAAATTACAACCTTCTTGTATTAGATGTTCTACACAATATTCAAAATTCTCTAGTAGAACGTAATCTAATGCAAAAGATTTGCACCATTGTTCACTCATGTATGGCAGAATTGCCGCTGCCTTTTTTGCATCCGAAGCATATCCAAAATGAACCAAATATCCAATCATTGATTCATAAAGTTCTTCTTCATTGATTTCAAATTCTTGCTCTTCCTGAACTTCACTGACAATAGTATCTTCAGTCAGGTTTTCGGACTTGTTAGCGTAAATAGAGGCATACGCTTCTTGAAGTCCCCTAAAGGTCTTTCCAGCAGATTCAGACATTTTAACAGTTTTCTTTTTCTATAAACTTATTTATAGAAAGAACTACTTACCTTCTTTCTTAGTGAAGTCCATCGCCTTTTCAAATCTTCTATATCCTTTATAGGCTTTATTCACATATCCAAGAGTATCACTTGCAAACTGTTTGAATGTTTTCTTTATTGGTTCTGGAGTTGCATCCTTTACTTTACTAACAACCTGCTTTACGGTTTCTGGTGTTTTTTCTCTGTAGATATCTTTTAGGTTTGCCTTCACCGTTTGTCTTGTAACTGCTTGTCCTGCTTTACCAAACACTCTATCAAATGCTTTTCCAGCAAAATTAACAGCAGTTTCACCGCCACCAACAGCACCAAGAACTTGTCCTCCTGGACCAAGTGGTGTTCCCAAAATAGCACCAGCACCAGTACCCAAAATTCTAGCACCAGCCTCTACTGCACCTTTAGCAGTCGCTCTTCTGTCTCCACCACCTTGTGCTAGAGTCGCTTTTTTAGCCCTATCAAAATCAAAATATGCAGTAACAGCAGTAAGACCTTTTGCTACTGTTTTTAATCCAGCAGCATTTCTTGCAGTCGCCTGAGTATTTGTTAATACTCTATTCTTAGCAAGTTCTTTTGATAAAACGCTTGGTGTTATAACAGAAGTTCTTGGTGCTCTTACAGAAATACTTCTTGGTCTAGGTGCAGGTGCAGGTCTTACTGCAACTGGTTTAGGAGAAGGTGCTGGAGCAGCAACAGGTTTTACTGGAGCAGGAGCTGGAGTCGCCGCAACAGGTTTTGCTGGAGCAGGTGCTATAGGAGCAGGTTTTGATGCTGCTGGTACTACAGGAGTTGGTTTGGTCAGCGGTCTCAGTACAGCAGGTCTTGACGTAGCAGACGTTGCCTTTATCTGAGCAGTGGTTCTGGTAGACGTTGGTACTTGTCTGGTTCTTGATGTCTGAGCCGCTGGTTGTGCTGCTGGTTGCTCTACCTTTGGTGCTTCTAATCTTTTTGTTTGCTGAGTTTGTGCAATTACCTGACTTGGGGTTTGAGAAGTGCTAACAGTAGATCTTCTACCTTGAGATCCTTGACGACTTGATGGTTTTGCATCAACATCATCAATTGCTGCTAATAAATCCCTTTCACCTCTATTCTGTCTATTAAGTCTTTCCATTTCTTTGGCAAAATCTCTATTTGCCACAGCACCTTCTGGTGTATCAAGATCCAACTTTTTCCTAAATTCTGCGTCTGCAAATATACCAGCTGGAGAATTCCTTCCTCTTTTTATTCTTCTGCCGCCAACTTCTTGGTTAATCTTTGTTTCTATTTTCTTATATTCCGCACCGCCTGGGTTTGCAAGAATTCTTTCTGCCTCTGCTCTTCTATTTTTAAACTCAGAGGCAGACATATTTCTATCAGGTCTAGCATATCCACCCCGACTCAATAGAAAGTTTTCAACTCCCTTTGGAGTTGCTGCTCTTACTCCAGGTTTTCCAGGAACTTCAGCAGTTCTAACATTCCTCTTTATTTCCAAATCACCAGGGGTTACATTTGAATATGCTTTAGGATCAACAGTGCCTTTTCCAGATGGTGGTAACTTTGTTAAAGCTTCTGGTGGTACATAAGTTGCTTTACCAGTAAAAGGGTTTGCGCCTGTGGGAGTACCAAAAGACTGCGAAAATCTCTTCGCTCTCTGTGCAGAAGAAGGTAATGTAGGACCTTGTGGTTTTGTTGTTTTTAATTTTTCTTTTTTAGGTATTGGATTGCGAGCACCAGGATTTACTACTTCTTCAGGGTCAATCTGATTAACCTCAACCGCAGGACGATTGCCTTGCTTCGCTTCCTTTAATACCTCATTAAACGGTCTCATTATTGCAACACACTTTTTAGGTATTTATAAAAAAAGGAGGGTATTACCCCTCCGTGTCGTTTAACCATTCTGAGCAATAATCATAATCTCCGAAGAGATATTCATCACAGTCTGCTGCCTCTTTATAAGAATCCAGCACCTTATTGGTATCCCAATTATAGTTGGAATCCAGTAAAGGAATCTTTGGTAACATCTTGTTTGATTCCTCCAACGATGTAGGACTCGACTTCTGTTTCTTGGGGAGCAACTTGGAGTCCTTTGGATGAAATCCAATGCTCAGTCCAAGGAAGTGGGTTATTCTTTGCAGGAATGTCATAGAGAGGTTTGAGTCCGATTGCTTTCATTCTACGGTTGGCAATCCATTCGACATACTGTTGTAACAGTTTGTCATTCAGACCAATCATAGAACCATCTTTGAACAGATACTCTGCCCAATACTTCTCTTGATTGACTGCATTCTCAAACGCTTTATACAACCATTGCTCTTCTTCTTTAGCAATCTGCTTCATCTCTGGGTCATCACCACCCATCCAATTCTTGAGGATGTTCTGAGTGATGACCAAGTGTTGATTCTCATCCCTAGCGATTAGGGAGATGATTTTTGCACTTCCTTCCATAAGCTTGAGTTCGCCAAAAGCAAAACTGCAAGCAAATGACACGTAAAAGCGAATGCCTTCAAGAATATTAACGTTTGCAACTGCTCTGTAGAGCTTGCGCTTGAGTTCATACCTTGCCTCTTTTGCGTATGGGACTTGCTCTAGTGCGTGCAACCACTCAGCAGAATTATCATACTGATGTGCTGAGTTGATGAAGTCATTATACGCTTGAGTCACTGTCACTGCACGCTCCATAATGCGATCCTCTTTGAGGATGGTATCAAAAACCTCAGATGGGTCTGAATAAACGTTTTTGATAATATATGTGTAGGAGCGTGAGTGAATCATTTCCATGAATTCCCACACTTTCATACAAGCCTCCAGTTCAGGAAGGGAGCAGTATGGGGCAAATGCCATACCAGGACCACGACCCTGAACCGAGTCCAGCATGATCTGATACTTCAGATTGCTGGTAAAGATATGCTTTTGTTCTGGACGCAGTGAATGGTAATCACCACGATCTTTCTGAAGGGAGACTTCCTCAGGTCTCCAAAAGTATCCTAGTTGTTGAGTTGTAAGTTTGTCAAAGATAGGATACTTGTATGAATCATATCTTTGAATACCCAGAGGTTGACCAAAGAACATTGGTTGTTTCTTTGTATCAACCTCGTTAGAGTTAAAAACCGTCATGGACTCAACCATTGGTTTCTCCTCTAACCCTGTCTTAAATCTTACAAGACTCACAGTCTTCCTCCTCGGCGTTTTCTAATTGAGAAATTAAATTTTCAAGACTCTCTCTGGTTTCTTCAACCTCGTCGTCTTTCATGTCATAAGTATTCTGATAGTAACTGGTTTTCCAGCCGTACTTATATGTAGTCAGAAGGTCTTGTGCCCAAACTGAAATAGGAATCTCGTTGTTAGGATATTGAGTTGGATTGTAACTCCAGTTACCACTGATTGCTTGGTCAAAGAACTTCTGCATTACAGCAACAACATTAATATAACCACGATTGGACTCCATTTCCCAAAGAAGCGTATAAGCGTTCTTAAGAGACTGATATTGGGGGACAATCTGTTTAAGAACTCCTTTCTTGGACTTCTTAACGGACAGGAAGGCACGGGGTGGTTCGATTCCGTTTGTGGCATTTGACACAACGGAACTGCTCTCTGAAGGCATTTGTGCGGACAATGTTGAGTTCCTAACTCCGTATTGCTTAACCTGTGCTCTAAGACCTTCCCAATCATATTTTAACTCGTTGGGGACGATTTCGTCAACGTCCTTCTTGTATGTATCAATGGGAAGAATTCCATTACCATACTTGGTGCGATGAGAGTATTCGCAAGCACCCTTCTCTTTAGCAAGGTTTACGGTAGCCTGGATGAGATAGTATTGGAACGCCTCAGTGAGGTCGTGAACGGCGTTCCAGGCACCTTGAGAGTCATAGTTATGCCCGTGCTTGGCAAGGTAGTGTGCTAGACCAATATAACCGATTCCAAGGGAGCGTCGTGCCTTAGTAGCGATCTCTGCTGCTCTGACTGGGTATCCTTGGAAATCAATGAGTTCATCCAAACCGCGAACAGCAAGATCGCAAAGAACTTCAAGATCCTCAAGATCCCTGATTTTACCAATATTAACAGCAGAAAGGATGCAAAGAGCAATTTCACCATCAGTGTCATCAATGTGTTGAAGTGGTTTGGTGGGAAGAGTAATCTCTTGACAGAGATTGCTCATCTCAACTTTGTCCATGAAGGATGAGTGAGAGTTACAGTGGTCGATGTTCATAATGTACAAACGACCAGTCTCAGCACGCTCCTTCAGAATATCCAAAAAGAGTTCTTGAGCTCCGATAGTCTTTCTTGGAATAGACTCATCTCGTTCATAAACATTGTATAACTCATCAAATCCATCAGTGCCAAAAGCATCATACAGACCAGGAACGTCGTGCGGACTGAAGAGTGAGATGTTTTCGTTTTTGATGAAACGCTCATAGAAGAGTTTAGAGATTTGAATAGAATAATCTAGTTTACGGACACGATTATCTTCACTTCCCTTATTATTCTTCAGAACGATAATGTCTTCGATTTCTTGGTGCCAGATGGGGAAGTGGACTGTTGCGCTTCCGCCTCTGATGCCATTTTGAGTGCAGCATCGGACAGTTGCCTCAAACTTTTTGAGAAATGGAACAACGCCTGTGTGCTGAACCTCACCGCCTCTGATTTTAGCGTTGATGCCCCTGATGCGACCTGCGTTGATACCGATACCCGCCCTTTGTGCAACGTATCTGCCAATAGCCATATCGCTAGTAAAGATACTATCGAGGGTGTCATCAGCATCAATAAGGACACAGCTAGCATATTGTCGAAGTGGAGTTCTAACCCCCGCCATGATAGGTGTGGGAATGTTGATTTTGTGCTTGCTGATTGCGTCGTAGTATCGCTTGACATAATCGAGCCTAGTCTCCTTTGGATATTTAGAGAAGATGGTTGCCGCAATCAAGAGGTACATAAATTGTGGCGTTTCATATAGTGCGCCACTGCTTCTATCTTGCACGAGGTACTTGTCAACGACTTGACGTAGACCTGCATAAGTGAACAGATAGTCACGGTGATGATCAATATACGACTGAAGTTTATCAAACTCTTCGTCGGTATAAAGGTTAAGAATTTCTGCATCATACACTCCTTTCTCAACACAACGCTCAACGTGTTCTTTAAGAGTCGGAACATCATGCATACGTCCATACAACTGCTTGCGAGTGGCAAACAGAAGCAGACGAGCAGCGACAAACTGATAGTTTGGATGTTCCAGGTCAATCAGGTCAGAAGCAGCACGAATCAGGATCTCCTGAATCTCTGCGGTGGTAATACCATCATAAAACTGAATACCAGACTTCATCTCAACCTGCGATGCAGAGACCCCTGCAAGGTCCTTACACGCCTCTTCCACCATAACGTGGAGTTTATTTAAGTCAAGAGGTTCAGTAGTGCCATTCCTCTTGACAACCTTTGTTCCGTTGCTCATATTTTCTTCCAGTTGTTAAACTTAATTTTTGCTTCTAAACCTGAGTAGGTATTTGATTTTATCACATCCATGACATTGTGTCCAGCGAGGACCATATCATTGATGTCTTTTTCTAGGACTACGCTTGGCCAGATGACGACCCTTTCGCCTCTTGATACGCATTTGCCAATGCGATTGACGATTTCTCTATTGCGGGGCTCATTATCGTAAACAAAAACAATACTGCTTCCCTCAAGACAACGAACATCACCGTCACTGCCACACAAAGCCACGCTATTGTTGACGAAAGTGCTGTCAAAGGGTCCTTCGACCACATAGACTGGTAGTTTGTCATCGACTTCATTAAGTCCATAAATTTTCGGTGCCTCCTCGTCAAGCATCACGGTGATATATTTAACAGAGTTAGGAACTAGACTTCTGCCCTGAAAACCGATGAGGTTATTGTCCTTATCATACATTGGTATAATAATGCGACACTCATCCCTACCAATGGTGTCAAATGTTTGTTTTTGGGAGTTAGTCCACTGTTTAAACTTGTCAGCAAAGTAAAACTTTTCTGGGTTTAGTTTTCTTTTCTCCAAGTATTCTTTGGCAACAGGAACTTCCGATGCCTTGGGAAGATCTAACTTCTTTCTGAATACTGGTTTACTGAACTCCAGTTTGGGTGCTTCTACGACAAACCCTCTACCAGTGTGCCCATCTCTAAACTTCTCAAGCGTATATTGCTTGTGAAGAGTGGGGTCTAGTTCCTTAAGGAAGTTATTAAACGACAAACTAGCACCACAGTTATGGCACTTAAAGTTAGTGTTATTCTTTACGGGGTAAAGATATCCCCTCGTCTTGTTTTTGTTCTTCTGGGAATCTCCACAGATAGGGCAGCGGAAGGTGTACAGATCCGACTTGACCCTCTTGAATTTTTGCAAACGTGACGAAACGAGTCCAATATACTTGGAATCAACCAAATCCATTATAAAGGGATGCTATCTTGTCCTTTCTATTGTAGTAGGTGCTGCCTGAGAAGTCAAGAAGAATGGTGCTAATCTGCTACCTGCACCAATGATGAGTGCTGCTACTACTAGCACTCCACCGACTTGCCAACGGAACTTTGAGAATGCTTTTATCTCTACTTGTATTCTATCAATTCTATCATGAATAATCTTATGGTCTTTCTCACATTCTACTTTTAACTCATCTATCATCTTAATAATGAGAGCATCAGTCTTCATAGTCTGCTCTATTCTTTCATCATGCTTTGTAAGGATTTGGGCAATACGATTATTTCCTTCAGATATCTTTTCTACCGCTGCTTCCAGTTTGGTAAGCATTTCTCTGGATAGATCTTCGTAGATATCAAGTTTGGATTCTAAAACCGCAACCTTTGATCCTTGAGAAAACATTTTACGCCATCCAACGCTTTCTAGACCCTTTACCTAATCCGATTATATTTTTCTTTTTCTTTTTCTTATCACCACAAGGTGGTTCCATTACTGGGTCATATCCAGCAACAGGACCAGCAGGATCGGCAGAACCACTAAACCCAGGAGCACCAGCAACGGAACCAGTGGTCATCATTTCGTCAAGTTTATACTGACGAACAATATCAATAACTCTGTCGATATTCATAGTGCGTTTAATTGCTCTAAACAGTTTTCGTCAGCATTAATATCATCAACAACAGTCTTTGGATATTCTGGAATTCTTTTTAGAAATATCAGAAAACTTTTAATAGATGGCCAAAGTTCCTCTTCTAAGTTATAGAATAGAAGAGGAACCGCAGCATCATTAAAGACGTTAAAGAGTATTATAAGATGATTTAGTATAAGGTGAACCTTAAGTTCACCACTGTTCTTATATTTTTTTAATAAACGTTTCACATATCTAATCCGCTTTAAGTCAGATTCGAAGTCATCCTTCGTAACTGCTTGCGGATTATCATAGAATTTTATAGCAAAGAGCAAATAATTGCTCTCGTTCAATTCATCAAATCTCATGTGTTATCAGCTTTCTGGATACTGTGCGTCGTCTGCGGCGTCTCCAGTGATGCTGCTTCCAGCAACAAAAGTCTCAGACTTAACTCTGAAGTTACCGTGAGCATCAACGTAGGTTACGATACCAACCCAACCAGCGTGAGCAGGTCTGAACTTAGAACCAGCGTCTCTAGCAACCTCTTGCTCAAGGGTGCTAACACCAACGATTCCACCGAAGAGTGGGTTGGCAGAGTATCCAGTGGTCTTAACTTCAGGAGCACCAAATACGCCAGTAGCAGCGTAGATAGGTTCTTCTGAAACGTTGTAGGTTGCACCAGCAACAGTGGTCAATCCAGAAACGAAACCAGCAGTTGAAGCAATAGAGAGAGTCGTTGAAGTAACGCCAGTTACAACAGCATAACCATAGGTTGCACCAGTTCCAACCGTTACAACGTCTCCAGATTCAACGCTACTAGTAAAAGTAACAACACCAACGGCACCGGTGATTTCATTGGTTCCAAGGTTGACGTTGATAGTTCCGTCCGAATATGCAGTATCTTTATTGCCCCAAAGAGCCATGTTCCTTTCCTGTAAAATTCTTATATTGATATTTATAAAAAAAGGAGACCTAAGTCTCCCTTTGATCACTCTTCTCTATTTTTAATTGCCGCTGCTACTGTTTCCAGTAGTTTATCATCCATGTCGGTCTTAGTCAGTTTAACTGCTTTTCCGAGGATGACCAGGCAAATATCGATTAGTTTTTCACCAAGTTCCTCATTTTCGGGGATCTTAGCGACAGCATCAGTAATAATTTTAGATGCTAAAGGAAGTAGAAATCCTAACATGATGGGTTCCAAATAACCTATCAGTATATAGGATCAACCACAAGCATCTTTCATACTTACTTTATCTTTGGTCATGATATCAGTAAATCTCTTGTGGTCAATGTCACCGAGGATAATAGGGTTCTTAGCACCAAGTGCTCTGAACTTGTTCTGTAGAGCGATGCGATAACCTTCTCTAGCACGGCACTCACAAGGAGACTTACCACACTTAGGGCAGGTTTCTGCTTCTTCCTTCATTTCTTTCTTTTCAGGAAGACCCTTATGCTTGGTTTCAGCATAATCGCAAGCATCTTTCTCACTCATACCAGCGGCAGCCTTAGCAACTTCTGCCGAAGGTGCTTCCATCTTACCCTTTTTGACTTGGCAGACCATCGCCATAAATTTCTGCTGAGACTTGCTCTTTGCCTTCTCAGTCAGGAATGGTCCTTCCATTTCATTACCAGCTTGGATAACACCCCCATTGTTCTGTGGGTTAGATCCGTCGTCTGGGAAGACTCTGATTCTCTTGGAGTTATCAACCTTTTGACCAACATCAATGGCGGCAGGAACTCTATTCTGACCTTCTACAGAAGTTGTTCCCTCAAACCAGAGGTAGTCTTCTTTCTTCATCGCTTTGCGGACAGCATCACGACGGTTGTAGATGTAAGAATCAGTTTTGTCCTTCTTACCATCATCGTTTACATCACCATCTCTCTTGGAAGGATGTACTGGTTTGTCCAGACCACTCTTATTGTTAGGAACGTCTTTCTTTTTCTTACGCTCACCTTCATAAGGCTCACCATACTCGGTCATTTCGACCTTAAGACCTTTGCCTCTCAGAGCAGTGATCTTTTCACGAGTAGCGTATCTAACGTATGATCTCTTACTCTTTGGATCAGTAACTCTTACCTTATACTTTCTCTCTTGCTCTTCGGCAAGTTGATTAGCATACTCAAGTTCAATCTTCTCTTCTTCTTTATCTACACCCTCAACAAATACCTTATAGAGAGCACCAGCAACAGAGTCTACTGCCCAGTCAACGCTATCTACAGAGTGCGACTCAGCAACTCCACCCTTCTTACCAAACAGTTTCTCCTTCACTGCTTTTCTTTCAGCAGGGTTCAGTGAACTGTTGGACATATACTGAGAGAACGCTTGCTTGAGATCAATGTCCTCTCTTCTGGCACGATAACGGATATCATATACTGCCTGACGAATTCTTTTCTCAGAGTTCTCGGCAGGTGATCCACCACCTTCTTTCTTTCCAGCGGCACCTTTGGCGGGAGCACCTTTAGCACCCTTAGCAGGAGCAGCAGGAGCGTGCTTTCTTGCTGGAAGTTCTTCAGAGATATTGGTTTTCATTGGAAGAGATGTTACAGGCTTACTTTTTCCTATATTTATTTATGAATTGTAGACCCCAACTAGAACCTGGGACCATTGACTCAACATACTTACGATGAGAATCAGTTCCAACTAGTCTTTGGTCAGCAGGAACTCCACCCCTTTCAGTACCATTAACAACTGCTTCGTTCACATCTTTGATCCAAGACTTAAACATAATGTTGTCTTCGGTAACACAAATGAGATAGTTAGTTCCACGACGGATAATACGTCCGACGAGACCAGTATTTAAGTTCTCTACAATTTCACCAATCTTGTAGATAATCTTAGCAACATAGTTTTCACGAAGAGTCTGATAGTCAAACTTGGGAGCCATCTCCCAAATACCCCACTCTTCGTTGATACCCATCGAACGGCGAACAGTGTTGTATATTTCCTTTGCCTTTTCTGGTTTCATATCAGAAGGCATACCAGAACGGAATGTTTTAAAGTCATTCTCAGCAGCAGCAAGTCTCATTCTTGAGGCAGAAAGACCTTCTACACCTTCAGAGTCTGGGTCTCTATCACCAGCAGATACAACTTCTAGGTTATCAAACTGATAGAGTTTACCATTATAAGAACCAGAGAGTTTTTCGAACTCCTTGACTCTATCAGCACCACCAACGATTCTTACGTTAGCATAACCATCATTATGTGCCTTCTTCAGAACATCAAAGATGGTTCGAGTAGCAGCGTCATTGGCGATGTTCTTTCTGTGTTGCGGGAACATATCCTGCATCACTTTCACTTTAGTATCAGCATCCAATGGGTTCTTCTTCGGATCCTGACTGCGTGATGGAACAATCATATAGTCTCCACCATCACTCTTAGCAGAACCAGCAGCAGTATCCATCAACTGCAGGTGTCCAAGGTGTGGTGGGTTAAAACGACCAAAGGCAACGGTCAGAGTTCCCTTTGTCTTTTCTACAGGTTCGAACTTAGGACCATCATCTTTCTTCTCTTCACCCTTTCCTGCTTTTGGTTTTGGTGCTTCCTGTTGCTTCAGTTTGGGGTCAACAAAGTTTGGGTTAGATATTCTCTTTTCCTTCTCAGTCTGCTCTGGGTCCTTTCCACCCATTTTCTGACGCTTATTATAAAAGACTAGTTTCCCTTTCTCAGTCTTTGCTACAAACTCACCACTGTTGCGATCATACCACCCTCCATGACCATCACCTTTAAGACCCATTCTTGCTGCTTGTTGGGCGGCAGACTCGGACAAAAACTGGAAAAAATTTTTCATCACTTTTTATTGAGCAACTCCTTGGTTATCGTTTTTTCGTTAGTAACGATATACCGTAAAATTTGTTTTCTTATCAGTATATATTTATTCTTTTGTTTATTATTAGTAGCAGCATCAATTTCACGCTGAAGTGTTGTATACACATATCCAGCAAAGTTCTTAAAGTCTTTACTTTTAAAGTCTTTAATGAGTTGTTGGAGATAGTCAGACATACTTCTTGATGGACCTACCACCCTTTGCGCTGATGACCATTCTAGCACCTTTTACTCCATAGTTGTCCCTATCACCTTTGTATATCGCCATAAAAACTGGTTCATGCATTCCTGTGATAGCATCGCCATTATTATGGGTCTGTGCCGAAGCGACCAACTTATATTTTCCAGTAGTGACCCTCTGAATATTAACTGTACCCTGTAAGAGCAGATCAACATTCTGTATACTGGAAGGACCACCATAACCATTACCATAGACTGCCATCATCTTGAGTCTGGTGTCTTTTATTTTTCTGGCGACTGTTGTGGCGGGTGGAATACCCTTCGGATACATTTTTTGTATCGTCTGAACAAATGCCTGAGTCTCTGGATGAGCAGCAAGAACAGGTTCACCTCTCATGGTAATACCACCCCACTGCTGAATAGCAGTTGCTGATAGTCCGTCTTTGTGTGAGACAAAACCTACCATTCTTCCCTCAATATCTCTGAAGTGGAAGTCTGACTTTGGAGTTCCAGGTGTACTCTCAACTGCAATGACTCTATAATAGTTCTTACCTACTTTCAGAGTTACAGCGTCACTTCCAGTCTTTTCCTTTATCTCCTCAAGTTTTCTTCTTATAGTTCTTATCTGTTCGTCTTCTGCAGCAGTAGTATTCTGAGTTCTTCCAGAAAACTTAGAGTCTTTATATAACTGTGTTAGTCTTATTGTAGTATTCGTTACTGTTGGTAAAAGAATACTTTGCCCTTGCTGGTATTGTGATAGGTCATCTACGCTATTTAAAGTCTTAGCAACTCTTGGGTCTATTTTTACCTTTAGACCATTACCCTCAACAAGAGTAAAATCACCTCTGCTAGCGATCCTAGTCTTGAAAAGTGAAAAGTTATTTCTCTTTTTTAGTTCTGCAGGTGATAATGATGCCATTACCTTTTTGAACTATTTAGTGCTCAAGAGAGGACTTGAACCTCCACGTCGCAAGGACACGAGTACCTAAAACTCGGGCGTCTACCGATTCCGCCACTTGAGCAAATGACCCTTTCGGGTCTTGTGTGCTTATTCTACCACAGCACTGATGGCATCGTCAAGGTCAACAATGACTTCACGAATTTCGAATACACGCTCTGGGCAAGAGTCACCAGTACTGTATCCTTTTTGTGCGTCAAACAAGACTTGACGGACTGCCGCTGCAGCGCGGACAGACATCTCAATAGTTACGTTTTTCATACTTTATATTTGTCAAATAGTTTTCTAATGTTTTGAGTAATTCCCATTCCTCCAGTATACGTTTCCAAAAGTTGTTCTTCTTCATCAACAATAATAAGGACAGGAGTAGCAGTCACACCATACTTCTTCGCAAGGTCCAAGTTCTCTTGTGGAATAGGAGTATCAGCAAAGTCATCAAGATAAACTTCTTCGATGAGTTTTGTACGCTCATCTTTGATAGAGTTAAAGTACTTCTTGACTAAACCACAGGGTCCACAGGACTCTTTAGTAAAGATAATAAACTTACTCATCGGTCGTCAGCAGCACGATTTTCGGAGAAGTAAACATCAAAGGTGCCTTCGGGATAACGCTTCTCAAGTTTCTTGACGTTAGTGGCAATCACATCGTCGAAGGAAACACCGAGTGCCATGCAGGCTTGAGCAACGTACCACATAAGATCACCGAGTTCAATAATAAGATGCTCACGGTTATCGTCGTTCCAAGGTTTTCCTTGGAAAACCATCTTCTTGATGATTTCAAGGAACTCCCCACCTTCAGCATTAATACCAACACCTGCAGTAAGTAGTCGCTCAATATTGGCACCCTTCTCATCAAGGGCAACAAGGCGGTCGGAAAGAGCGAGAAAATCAGTAGAGGCATCGCTAGTAACCGCATCAACAAATTTTTGATAGCGTTCAAAGTCAATATGTCGTTCCATTAAAATTTAAATCCTTCGAATGATTTTTTAGGTTTTGTTTCTTCATTATCATACTCCCCTTCTTGCCCAGAGTCAAGTATGTCAGTCTGAGCAGACTGTTCACAATCATACAGTCTCATCTTCGCTCTGTCAATACCAACAATGAAACGCTTGAAGACACTGAGATCATTGTATCGGTTCTTCAATTGCTTCACCATAATCTGTCCCAACTGTTCGAGTTCCTCAGTGCTAATAAGGGCAAACATAAGATCAGCAGTAGCAGGGAGACCAAAGGATTCAGAAGTGTCAGTAAGCTCAACATCACTGCTACCATAACCAGAACGAGTGGTCTGCGTGGCAGAAACGATAGGGACGTTTGCCTCAACAGCCAACCCTCTAAGCTCTTCTGCAATAGCTTTAATGTAGCTATATGAATTGACAGTGCCCGTCTGGCGATAGCGGGAGGAAGCACATATATTAAGGTAATCAATGAAAATAATATCAGGCTTAAATGACTTCTTAAGTGCAAGTTCGTTAAGAAGTGCCTTAAAGTGTCCACTATGTGCTGATGCCGTAGGATACTCTTTAATTATAAGTTGTCCTTGTGTCTTCTTGGCAAGTTTAGTAACTTTATTCTCAAAAGTTGTCTTGGGCAAGTCTGTCAAATCTTGGATATTGACATTTAGAAGATTTGCGTCAATACGTTCAGCAATTTTCTCCTCTGCCATCTCCATTGTAATGTAAAGCACATTACGTCCGTTAAGCAAACAGGAGCTAGCCATATGACACATGAAAAGAGACTTACCAACACCTGTCCCAGCAAGAGCGACATTAAGAGTCTTATTAGGAAGACCACCTTTCGTAATCTTGTTAAAATACTCAAGGTCAAACGGAATACGATCTTCCTTACGGTGGTAAGACTCATAGCGTTCCTCATAATCATTAAGGTAGTCATGACCAATGTGGTTGTCAAAAGATACTGCTAGAGCATCAGAAAGAATGGATGGAATAGCATCACGGTTCTTCTTCTCATTGTTACCATCAGCAATGGTAATAGACTCCATGAGTGCCAAGTAAATAGCACGGTCTCTACACCACTTTTCAGTAGTGTCCAGCAACCACTGACTATCTACTGGAGAGTCGTGAAGGAACTCACTAATATCACGAACTTCTTTGATCTCACCCTCAGTCAAGTCAGTTCTATTCTCAAGTTCAATCTTGAGTGCTTCAGTTGTAATAGCAGAACCATACTTCACAATGAAGTGAACGATCTCTTGAAAGACCACCCGTTCAGTTCTCTGGTCAAAGTAGTCTGGTTGAATGAAAGGAATTACTTTCCTAGAGTATTCTTCATTGTAAACAAGGTTCCTAAGAATAGTGGTTTCAATCCTTTCCATTATAAGTAGTGCAAGTATGTACTTAATAAGTATTTTGGTTGACTGATAGGTGCTTTGCCCTCATGGGGAAACATCCACAGTGGAGGAAACACAACTAAAGAACCCTTGCATGGAGATATACTACCATGCTCAAATACTGTGTCTCCACCGTCGTCAACGGTATTCAAATACCAGAAGAATGATAGGAACCTTCTGGCACTAGAGTGGTTGATAACATCTACATGTCTATCAAACCTATCACCACTATTAGGATTATACCTCTTTATCCGAAATTCTTCAAATGAATGTTTCTCAGGTAAAGGGCATTCGGAAAAGTATTCATAATACTTTTTCTTGTATTCCAATGTAGTCCTAACAAGTAGGTTGTGAATAACCTCACAGTTCTCCCTATTTTGAGTCAGGTTGAACTGAGTAAAGTTAGGGCAACCATCATTGTTTACCTGCTCATGTTTCTCTTGGTTCTCCTCAAAGTATGAGACCAGTTGATCGCACACTTCATTGGGGAGAACCTTTGGATATACATGAACAAAGTCGCCTAGACTACCCATAAGAGAACTGTTCCTTTGCGGCAGCATCAAGTTGCTGCATTACTTCTGGAGTGAAATATTGCTCGGGGTCTTTGAGTATAGCTTTAGCATAGACTTTTTTGCCGTCGATCTCATAACGTCCTGCGACGTTTTTCCAGAGACCGCCCAGTTCACCGAGCTCAAGAAGACCATAATATCGATCAAGACCACGCTCATCATAATACAGACGTACCGTAACATCTTGGTTCTCCTTACTTAAACGTGACTTAGCAGTCTTAGCCTTGATAAGGTTTCCGACGATTTCAGTTCCGTCTTTTTCCTTTTTCTT